GGGTTAGTGTTAATAACTTATACCACAAACATGTTGAGCAAATGTACGCGGGATTTGGCCAAAATTTTGTAACTCCCAAAGAAAGATCGATTAGGAATTTTAAAACGTTTAGCGATGTCTTCATGGACTTCTCCAATTCAATTGTTGGAAAAATACCATTTACGAAAACAGGATTTATTAAGTCTTCGTACTGTTCACCGATGATTAGTGGTCTGTGCATTGAAATTGCCGACCTCTCCCATTCGGATGATCCGGACAAGCTTGCAAAATTTATTAGCGATCCGAACTTTCGATGTTATGTCGACGCAGCCACTGGATTTGGTTTCAAAATTGATAAAAATGCGCCATGGCGCCTTGTGGCTGACATAACCTCTCCACAAATGCAGCTTTATATGCATGCGTATGGAATTAATGAAGAGAACTTGTTCAAAAACTATTTTTATGTTGCACACAGATTAGATTTTGATATCGTTAAGTTTTATATGCTACAATTTTATAATGCGTTTGTTGCAACCAATCCACTCACTGCGGTACCCTACGTAATTAGCAAAAATCACACAATCAGCCTTATTGGAAATCGTACACAACTGCCCTCAAGCCAATTTGATGATAAATATGGAGATATGTTTGTATTAGAAGTCTATGCGCGCCTCAGACTTGGCGAGACGAGAAGAAATTTAGATTCACATCAGCAGAAAAATTTTTTACGACACATAAATGCTCGACTAAAACACCTTGACAAAAGCAAAGCAATCAGTTATATTAATGATATGACTAACAAGACAAAGACCCCTGTTGCTGTCGATAAAAGGGCCGCTGAAAAAGACAAACCTTTTATACCCAAGGCGCCGGCAGCCAATCCTAGTTACTGATAACGGATAATCAATGTTATTTCAAATACTCGACGATAAAAGCGAGTGCGCAAAATATTATGTCGATGGTAAAATAACAGAAGTGTTATCAGCCGATCTAACAGCAACTTGGAAATACGCGCCCTTCCTTAAAAATTTAGATGTAAACTATGCCTTTTTATATTGTGGAGGTAAATCTCTGGAAGAGGTGTGCCCAGAACACCTTAAAGAAAGGTGGAGCAGTATCAGTCAAAAACTAAAAGCATTCTTTACTTCTTTTAGAGAAGCGAAGATATCTTTAGACGATAATTGCTTTTTTGATTTAGTACCGGAACAGTTTTTGCTTGAGTTGTGCGACATAAAGAATCAGATTACAGAACACGTGCTTGAAACACATAATAAACCAGAGAACTACGAGTTTCTCGCTTCTCTCACAAAAGTTTTGGAGAGCATTAAAGCCAAAAAACTAAATGTTGACTCCTCTATGCTTAGGGATAACATGTCCGAGCTAAGCACGCGCAAATTTATACAGAAGCTTAATAGGACTTCACCAAACTGTGTATACAAGACGTTTGGCACCAAGACCGGCCGGCTTACAACTCAAAAAAGCAGCTTTCCAATATTGACAATGAGCAAAGAGCATAGAAAAGTACTTAAGCCGACTAACGATTATTTTATCGAGCTAGATTTTAATGCTGCCGAGCTTCGAACACTGCTTGCTCTTTCTGATAAACAACAGCCACTAGAAGATATACATGAGTGGAATTTAAAGAATGTTTATCGAAATATTGGCACCAGGAAAAACGCAAAAGAGCGTATATTTGCTTGGCTTTATAATTCAGAATCTCAAGATCACCTAGCAAACAGAACATATGATCGAGGATATATTAAAGATAAATATTGGAACGGATCACACGTTATTAATCCATTTGGAAGACTGATTGAATCGGATGAATTTCATGCGGTTAACTATTTGGTGCAGTCAACGGCGTCAGATATTTTCTTAAGACAGGCAATCAAGATACATGATCTGTTAGACGGAAAAAATAGCTTTATATCTTTTTTGATTCATGATAGTCTTGTAATTGACTTCTCAAAAACAGATTCACTTTCAATATCGGAATTTGTCAAAATTTTTTCTCGGACAAATTTTGGAGATTTTCGAGTTAACATAAAAGTTGGAAAAAACTTTGGCGAGATGAGGGAACTAAAATGGAATACAACAAACTTGTAAGAGACAATATCCCCAAGCTTATAACTGAGAGAGGGAAGAAGTGCACTTATCATATTGCAGATGATAGAGAGTATAGCCTAAAGCTCAGAGAGAAACTGGTTGAAGAAGCTCAAGAGTTTTTAGCCAATCCAAGCGAAGAAGAATTTGCGGATGTTCTAGAAGTGCTAGACGCCATTAAGGGGCACATGAGGCTTTCGGGCCATAAAATGGGTATGAAAGCATATATCAACGGAAGATTTGACGAGAGGATCATCCTAGAGAAAGTTTTGGAGAACGAGTGAGAACGATAATCGGCCTAGGCGCCGCAGGATGTAATATTGCAGACAAGTTTGCACAATATTCTCAATATAAGATTTTTAAAATCGATGTTGGTCTAGAACTTGGTGAAAAAAGTAAAACATTCGACTTTCCAAAAAAAGGTAGTCACGAAGCCTATGAAGAAAGCTGCCCAGACATGAAAGAGTTTTTCGGAGACATCAACGAAGAGGTTCTTTTTATTGTTGGCGGCTCTGGGGCTATCGCCGGCGCATCATTGAGAATATTAGAGCAGATTAGGCATTGTAGAATTAGCGTTTTATACATTCAGCCAGAATATGAATTATTGAGCGATCTTAGAAAGAAGCAAGAACGTGTGACTTGCGGAATTTTACAAGAATTTGCAAGATCCGCCATGATTAGCAGAATTTATCTTGTGTCAAATTCAAAAATTGAACAAATATTAGAAAACGTGCCCGCAATTGGTTATTATGATAAAATAAACGATGCGATAGTACCGACGCTTCACATGATAAATGTTTTTAATCACTCTACTTCGGTTATTGACACATTTTCGGAACCAATCCCCTCAGTACGAATTTCGACGATAGGAATCATTGATGTTGAAACTGGTGAAGAAAAAATATTTTTTGACCTTGACTTAATTCGCGAAAAGAGGTATTATTATGGTATAAACAAAACGAAACTTGAGACAGATGGGAAATTTTTTACAGAAATCAAGTCTAGGGCCAAGAAAAACCTGGAAGAGAATCTAAAGAAAAATATGAAAGTTTTATATGGCCTATACCCCACAGAATATGAACACGACCTGGGATATATTTTATGCCATACTAACAAAATACAGCTTTACAATTTATGAAAAAGGATTATAATAGATACTAGACATTCGGAAGATTTGCTGGATGTACTATAGGGTAGCCACCCACAATATAGGAGGAAATATATTATGGCTATTAATTTGAAGAAGATGCGAGCCAAGTTGGCCGCAACACAGAATCGCGGAGGCAGCACTTCTGCCTTTTGGCGACCACAGGATGGTGAACAGACAATTAGGATTGTTCCCACAGAAGATGGAGATCCCTTTAAGGAACAGTATTTCCATTATAACGTTGGCAACAACCCGGGATTTTTATGTCCTAAGAAGAATTTTGGAGATCGGTGTGCGGTCTGTGATTTTGCTTACAAGCTTTATCAAGAGGGCACTCCCGAGAGCGTCAAGCTGGCTAAGAGTTTCTTTGCTCGCCAACGCTTTTTCTCTCCCGTTCTTGTTCGCGGAGAAGAAGAATCCGGAGTTCGGGTCTGGGGATATGGCAAGATGGCATATGAAAGTTTGCTAAATCTTGTACTGAACCCAGAATATGGCGATATCACCGATACCGAGGCCGGTACCGATTTGATACTCAACTATGGAAAGCCTGCAGGCGCTCAGTTCCCGCAGACTAAGTTGCAGCCTCGTCGTAACCCTTCTGAGCTTTGCACCAATATCACTGAAGAACAGTGTAGCGAACTTCTGGATTCAATTCCGGATTTTGATTCTCTCTTTGAGAGAAAGACTACTGCCGATGTTGAAACGCTGCTTGATGAATATCTTGCTAGCGATGATACGGCAGAGGGCGCCTCGTCTGAGACTACTCAGTACAACACAGACAGTGCTGCCACTTCGGTTGATGAAGCGTTTGACCAGCTAATGAGCTAAATTTCCGCTCCCACAGGGAGGCACAGGGTCATCAGGTGCCTCACATTAACAAGAATGGAATAAATATACATGAGCAATACTAGCAAAGTGAAAAAAGCGAGAAAAGTAAGAAAGGGAACGAGAGTTGATATTCATTATGTCGGAACATTTGACGATGGTACCGAGTTTGATAGTTCCCGACTCCGCGGAGAAGAGCTTTCTTTTAAGGTTGGTTCTGGAGAACTAATTGCCGGATTTGATTCGGCTTTAAAG